CATGATTTGGCCCATTGTGCCAGTCGGTGCGGTGATCGCCATGTCCTGAAACGAGGCGTAGGAATCCACTGATCCGCGTTCGCGGTAGAGGCTGGCGGCATACATGATGGTGCCCAGCTTGACGGCACTACTTGGCGCGGTTGTCAGGGACTCGGCTTGGTAGCCGCCCATTTTCCGCGCCTTGTAGGCCCAAGCGTTGGCGGCATCCGTGCATACCCCAACGAAGGTTGTGTCGTTAGCGGTAGCCACGGAAATACCTAGCCACGACAGAACGTCTGCGGCAATGATCCAGGTGCACGTTTCTGTCCAGGTGATCGTGCCGGCCATTGCGTCGCGGGCGACGTCGCTGCCGGCGTTGGCGACAAGCAGCTGGTTCAGGATGATGATTTCGTCATCAAAGGTGAAGTCGCCTTCGTCGTCCAAGCCGGTGAAATACCTGGTCGGCACCTCAAGCACGGTGAATGTGCCGTTGAACCCTGTGGTTCCGGCGACGACGATTGTTTGGCCGATGCCGACTTCTGTTGTTTCTAGGGTCTGCACCACGGCGTAGCCATCGACACGTTGCGTGTGTGTGACGGTGAAAACGGGCATGGTGCAGAGCTCCTAGGTGTGGCAGTCAGCGGATCAGACGAGGATGCCCTTGACGAACTTCGTCGAGTCGATCATCAGGGCGGCGAAGTAGCCGCGGAAGGCGATCGTGCGAGAAAGCGTCGAGGGCGCGTCCAGACTGATTGCGCCCTTTTGCTGTTCGAAAATTTCGTAGCCGGACGGGTCGCCGACGATGAAGGTGTCGTTGGCGAAGTTGCGGTCCACGACGACGCGAAGGCCGAAGGCGACGCCGCTGTCCTGTCCAGGGGTCAGGTTGCCGAACGCGTTCATTGGGCCGACCTGCGGGAAGAGCGGCCGGTCAGCGGTGTCGCTGAGGCTCATGAGGCCCTGCCAGATTGACGGCGACAGGAACAGGTGGGTGGGCAGGTTGCCGTTCGATCCGGTGAGAATCTTTGAGGCGGCCTGCGCCATCCAGCCTGCCCAGTACGACGGGTCACCGTAGGACGCGCCAGCGAAGTTTTCGGTGACGGTTGCGCCGGTCGCAAGTGTGTCGGCCGCGTAATTGTCCGTGGCGTTGGCGTAGATGCGGCCCATGTCGTCAAGGATGATCGACAACACAGCCGGGTCGGTCCAGTCAAGGTCGGCTTCCGAAACGTTGACGTATCCGCCGAAGATCTGCTTGGTGACCTGGTTGTTGAACACAACAAGGGTGCCGGACTGGTTGGCCATTTCGGCGAGGCTTGCGCCGATCGAAACGTGCGTGGTCACCTCGGGGCGGATGAACACCTTGCCGCCAGCGGGCATCGCACGGACGCCAATTGCGTCAACGACGGGGCGACGGCCCACGAAGTTGTTGTAGACCGGTCCGACGATCGGGGTGGGCAGGATGCCAGGCGTGTCGGTGGTGACCACGTCGGGCGCTGCGGCCTTGATGGCTTCGCGCATTTGGTGCCAAGCTGATCCGCCGGCGATGGCCGCCGAAAGGTACTCGACTGCTGTGGGCAGCGGGACTTCCTTGCGGGCCGTCGCGTAAACGATCGGGCTGACGGGGATGGTTGCCGGTGCCTCTGCGGCCTCGGCCTGAATTGCTTCTGACACTTGTTCCTCCTCGGGGGTGTCTTGTGGGTTGGTTTCGTCGTCCTCTGGATCGGCCGAGGCGGCGATTTCTGTGATGACTGCGTCGCTAAACGCAGGCACGGCGACTAGCGACAGCTCGATCAGATCCGCTTTGGAAACGATCATTACGCCTTGCTTGTCGAACTTGAACTTCGTTGGGTTTGCCCCAACGGACACGGAATCGTAAGCGCCGGACTTGAGGAGCGCGACGGCGTCGCGGCTGGCCCGCGTGTCGGCCAGCGTTGCTTCAAACTCAAGACCGGCTGCGGTGTCAGTCAACTTGTTGACGACGCCGCGAAGCTGTGTCAGGTCGTGGTTTTCAACAAGTTTGGCGGCCTTTTGGTTGACGTCAAAAGCGCCAGGCAAGAAACGGACTTTTTGGCCGCCGGCGACGGTTGCGGTGACGTTCCACGGTACGGCGATCCCGGAGATTCGCGGCGAGTATTCTTCGTCGTCGTCTTTGGCTGCGGTGAGCTGTGCGGCGGCGGTGAAACGGATCGTGCGGTTTGCTGCGGCCGCGTCGACCGAGTATTCGCTGACGTACAGGGCGGCAAGTTGGTCTAGGGCGGCGTCAATGTCGCGGTGGCAGCCCTCGACTGTGCCGTCGTCGTGTTTGACGACTGCGAAGCCGGAGCACTCGGGGTTTTCTGTTTCGATATGCCAAGGCATTACTCAAGCTCCATTTCGTCCTCGGGCAGATCAGGCGCGGGCGCTTCGCGCTGAATCTCGGGCTCTTCAATCATGAATTGCTCTAGGTATTCTTCCACGTCGAATTGGACGTGGCGGCCGTTCGGCAAAACGTCATTCATTGACAAGCGCTCTTGGATTGAGTGCAGGACAGGCCGAGCTCCGAAGAGAATTAGGTCTTGGCGTGACTGTTGCGCGTTTTGGTAGGTCATGCCGGACTGGTCGATGCCGAGCAGATAACCGGGAATGTCAAGCAGGCGGGCCATTTCGAGCGCCTGGTATTTGCGCGATTCGACCAACTGCAGTTTGCTTGGGTCGCTTTGAAACTCTTTCCATTCGACGGCGCTGTTGAGTGCGCCGATCGCAGAGACGCGGCGGGCGTTCGCCCAGGCTGATGCGAGTTCGCCGAGCTCTTCGGATGACATTGGTTCCGAGTTGCTGGTTTGCTGAAGGTAACCGGCGGCGATTTCGGTGGCGGAGAATCGTTCGGCCGCCTGGTCGAGACGCAACGCGACCTGGACGGCGCGGCGGCCCGCATAGACGACGCCTTGGTTGGGACAGGAACGTGATGACGTTGTTGACGTCGAGCTCCATGCCGTTGAACTCAAGATCAGTTGGCATGCCAAACCATTCGGGCGACGCCGGCATGGTGGTGGAATAGACCATGTTGGCGGGCAGCCATTGGAACGTCGCGGGGAAGCCGGTCGAGTAGCGGGACGTGACGGCCCAGTGTGCGCGGCCGTACATAATGAGATCGCGGGCGGTTTTGCCGATGATGAACTGGCGCGGCACCGTCGGATCGGGTCGGCTCATCCACGTTTCGCCCTGGACCCAAATTTTTTCGTACTCTTCGCCGCCCCATTGCAGGACGTAGGACTTCAGATCGAGGGTGCCGACGACGGTGGTGATGAGCGAGACGGCGCGGGCGATTGTGGGGACAGATAGGGCAGCCTCTTCAGAAGCCCCAACGCTGTACGAGTAGAACTGCCCTATCTGCGATGCGCCTGCAGCTGCGCCAACGGGGGACGAGGCGAAAGCCGGGGCTTCGATCTTTTTGCGGAAAAGACCCACGCTCGGATTGTGACTCGCAACAATTGCGAACGCAAGCGTTTCAGAGAAAGATAGAAACTGATCCCCTACCTGGCAAAGGCGATGGCGGCGCGGGTTTTTTGCTGTGGTCGAGCGACCAGGGCGGCGGCCCAAATCATGCAGCGGGCCAACGTGATGAGACCAGGCGACTTTTGGCTGGACAGCACGAACCCGGCGGCGGTGCGTACCCCGACCGCACGGTTGACGTGCTCCGACAGCATTTGTTCGCCGGTGTGCACCAGGCGGCCCTCGACAATGAACTGTCGGACCGTGACTGTGTGGGTCAGCAGCTCGTTGTACCCGACGATCACTTTTTTGCGTTCGTAGGCCGCCGGCGCTATTGACGCCAGGCTAGGTGTTAGGGCAATGCTGGCCACGGCCGCGGCCTCCTCATCGATCGCGGCCCACAGTGCAGGCAGGGTGTCGGCGATGAACGCGACGGTGACACCGATCCGGCCGTCCGGCATGACGTTCGCTCGAATGCCCGTATAGGTGTTTTCGTCAATGCTGGAATCGACAGCCAGGACGCCGCCGTCGGGGATGGCTGGAACGATCAGCTTGTCGAACACGCCAGGGGCCAGCCACGATTGGGCGGACGAAATCCACAGGTTGAGCGACGCCCTGTGGAACGCGGCTTTGTCGGCCATGTCAGATTCATCCCGCAAAGTGTCCAGGTCGAGCAAATGTCCGATGGCGGGATTGGCCATCGGCCAATACACCTCGTCGGTCGTATCGACGCCGGAGGGGATCGACCATTCCGCGAAAAACAATTTGCTGTCGGCCTTGGTGTCGATCGCCCGCAGGCCCTCTTCACGCAGTTTCAACATGGCGTGGGAGTCCTCGGTGCCGGCGGTGCTCCAGCACGACAACAGTGATTGCCGCCTGGCACGTTGGCTTGGAATCGCGCCGTTGAAGATCACGTCGGCGGAAATGTTCCAGAGCTCGTCAGCAATGATGAAATCCGGGCTGAAGCCGTGAAACGCTCGGGGGGTGGCGGCCTGAACCAGCCAACGGGAACCGTCCGGCATGACGGCTTCGTTGCGGCCATACGACCAATAGAGCTTTGCGCCAAACTTGGTTTCCAGTGTCGGGGCCAACGATTCGAACAGCTCAACAGCCAGGTCGAGATTGTGCGCGGTCGAAATCAGCAGCACCGGCTCGCCGCGGCGAATCGGTTCCTTGGTCAACACCCACAATGCCAGCGCCTTCAATGCCACCGTTTTCCCGTTCTGCCTGGCAACCGACACCAAACTGCGCTTGTAACAAAACGCGCCAGCGTCATCGTGGGCCAGCTGCCCCTGCAACGCAGTGATCTGCCACGGCATCAACTCAATAGCCAACACGTCTTTAGCTAGGGCCGCCACCTCAATGCCATAAGAGCCTGAACCCTTAGGTACTGATACCAGCCTGGGCGGGATCACGGCCGCCACAGCTGGATCGATCACAGTTCGCCCAAATCCGCCACCGTCAACCCCACTTTGCCCTTTTGGGGATACATCGACGGA